GGCCATCTCGCGGTGGTGTCGCAGCTCGCCGAGGAGCGCCGCAAGGTCGCTTCCCGCTTCGGCGTCCGCGATCTTCCAAGCGACGAGGAATGGCTCGACCGGCATGCAGGCGCGGCTCGCGGCGACGGCTCGCGTCCCGTGCCCGACCGCGACAGGGCGCAGGGAATCATCCGCTGCGCGGCGATCGGCTCGCTGGCCCCGCTGGCCTCGGCGGCGAAGGTGGCCGGACTCGCGGTTCCCTGCACAGACGCCATGATCACGCTCGCCTCCACGGTGCTGGGCGCCGATGTCGGACCTGCCGGCCGCAAGCTCGACGCTATCGGCGTCAACGCAGGCAATCTCGATGACGCCCGGCGCATTCTGGATTCAATCTCGGGATCACGCCAAGATGGATGACGACCTGAAGTCTATCGCCTCGGCGCGCCGCTGCGCGGAACGAGCCTTCGAGGCCTACCGCCAGTTCCTCGGCTTCGACCCGGCCCGCATCAACGAGATCGTCGACGCCATGGCCCGCGCCATCGAGCCGGAGGCCAAGCGGCTCGGCGAACTTGCGGTGGAAGAGACGGGCTACGGCAACGTTGCCGACAAGCGAGTCAAGAACCTGTTCAACGCGCTCTCCGTCGCCGACTATCTGCGCACGGTGACGACGCTGGGCGTGCTTTGGCGCGATGATGCCGCCAAGATCGCTGCCATCGGCGAGCCGATGGGCGTGGTGGCTGCGCTCATCCCCGTCACCAACCCGACCTCCACCATCATCTACAAGGTGCTGTCGGCGGTGAAGGCCGGCAACGCCATCGTCTGCGCGCCGCATCCGCGCGGCGTCCGCTGCGGCATCGAGACCGTCCGCATCATGGCAGAATGCGCCGAGCAGATGGGCGCGCCCAAGGGCCTGATCCAGTGCCTCGACCACGTGACCATCCAGGGCACGGCGGAACTGATGAAGCACCGCCGCACCTCCGTGGTCATGGCGACCGGCGGGCCGGGCATGGTGCGCGCCGCCTATTCATCCGGCAAGCCGACGCTCGCCGTCGGCGCGGGCAACGTGCCCTGCTACGTGCATGAATCGAAGGCCGGCCAGATCGGCGAGGTCGCCGAGCAGATCATCACCTCCAAGAGCTTCGACTACGGCACCGCCTGCGTATCCGAGCAGGCTGTCGTCGCGGACCGCCGCATTGCCCGCGAACTGCGCCAGGAGATGCGGCTGCGCGGGGCCTACTTCATGACGCCCGCCGAAGCAGACCGTCTGGCGAAGGTCATCTTCCTCGGCAAGCAGGCGATGAACCCGGAACATGTCGGCCAGGCCCCGGCGGTGCTCGCTTCCAAGGCAGGCTTCTCCGTGCCGCCGCGCACCCGCTGCCTCGTATCCGAGGAGACCGAGATCGGCTGGCAGCGCCCGCTGACCGCCGAGAAACTCAATCCGGTTCTGGCCTTCTACGAGGCCCGCGACGTCAACCACGGCATCGAACTGGCGCACGGTATCGCCAAGTTCGAAGGTTGGGGCCACTCCGCCGTGATCCACAGCGACGACCCGGCCGTCGTTGCCCGCTTCGCGACCGTCCCCACCGGCCGGGTGCTGGTCAACACGCCGGCCATCATGGGCGGGATGGGCTATTCGACCGCGCTCGAACCCAGCTTCATGCTGGGCACCGGCACCTGGTCGGGTTCGATCACCTCGGACAACGTCACCGCGCTGCACCTCATCAACATCAAGCGCGTCGCCTACGAGAACCGTCCGTGGCGAGACATCTACGAAGAATATGGAGAATGACCGTGTCCAGCGACATCACCATCCGCGCCTTGATGCAGATCGACAATCTCCAGCCGAAATTCGCCGCCTATAACGGGGTCACCGTGCAGGGCTCTATTCCGCTGTCCGGCGACACCGTGCTGATCGGCGAGCTCGCTCCCGGCAACGGCGTGTTCAAGCTGATCGACAAGGCGCTGAAGGCGAGCGCGGTCGAGGCTACCTCGCAGATCGTCGAGCGCGAATTCGGCTTCTTCATCCTGCGCTCGCGGTCCAACGCCGAGGTTTCGGCCGCACGCGACGCCATCCTGGAGGAGCTTGGCGCCAGCATGAGTGACCGGGTGAAGCCGTCGGTCGCCTCCACCCAGATCATCACCTCGGTCGAGCCCTTCCAGGCGCAACTGCTCAACAAGTGGCGCAAGGGCGCGCTGCTCGTGCCGGGCCAGACGCTGGGCATCCTCGAGGTCGCCCCGGCCGCCTACATTTCCGTCGCCGCCAACGAGGCGGAGAAGTCGGCCGAGATCGACATCGTCGAGGTTCGCGCGGTCGGCCGCTTCGGCCGCCTGTTCATCTCGGGCACGGAGAATTCGGTGGCGACCGCCATCGAGGCCGCCGCGATCAACCCGCTGGAGATGGCCCAGAAGGTCTACGCCGGTGAGGACGTCAGCAGCTATGTCGATGCCCTGGTGGAGAAGGGCGGCCTGCCCCGCAGCGTGGTGGAGACCTACCTGCAGGGCGTGGCCCCGGCCAAGGGCAACGTTCCGGCAACTCCAGATGGTTCGACTGCTGGCCTGACCGATGCCGATGTGGTCGAGCTCAAAACCATGGTTGGCGGCGAGCAGCAGTTTCAGCAGCTCAGCCAGTGGGCCGCGGCCAACCTCGAGCCCCAGGAGCTGGCTGACTACAACGCCGCCGTAGACAGCGGCAACAAGGCCGCGGCTCGCTTTGCGTTGAAGCAGCTGCAGGTCAGGGCTGCCGCTGGTTGGGCTTCAGGGTCGGAGGAACCAAAGCTGATTGGCGGTGGCACCGCGGTCAAAGCCGACGTGTTTGAAACCGATCAGCAGGCCGTCGATGCCAGGAGAAAGAGAGGCAAGGACGGCAAGTTTCTCTATGAGAGCGATCCCAAATACCGGCAGTGGTACAACAAGACCCTCGCCAGGTCCAATGTCTTTCTGTAAGGTCTGGGCATGAGTTGTTCTGCACTGGTGGAGTTGAACAGGCCTCCTGCGGGAGACACCCTGATTTGACAAAGCAATAGGCGGAAGCTCGCAATCCCTTTCGGCCAATGGCCAACGCTTCTCTCGACCGGATTGGTCAAATCCAAGGCGCAGGTGCAGTTGATGCCCTGTTCCTCAAACTCGGCATTGCCGAGCTTCTCTCAGCGTTCGATCGCGCTTGCGTCTTCAAAGGCAAAGTGCGTGAGCGCAACATCAAAGGCGGCAAGTCTGCTGCGTTCCCCGTGAGCGGGCGGGCTGATGCGGCCTACCACGTGCCCGGGACCCCAATCCTTGGGGCCACCAACAGCCCTGGCGACCGCAATGAGCGGATCATCAACCTCGATGGTCTGATGATTGCGGATCAGGTCATCTATGACCTGGACGAGATGATGAACTACTACGACGTCCGCCAGGACGTCACGCATCAGCTCGGCCAAGCCCTGGCCCGCGAGTGGGACAAGCGCGCTGCCCGCGTGCTGTACGCCGCCGCCAAGACCACCACTGAGCCCCTGGCCAAAGCCGGCAACGCCGGTCGCATCGGCCAGAGCCAGACCCTGTCGGCCGGCTATGCCGCTGCCTCATCCAACGCCAAAGGCGATGAGCTGGTCTCCAAGATCAGCGCACTGAAGGTGGCGATGGCCAAGAAGGACGTGCCCACCAGCGACCTGCTGTGTGTGGTCGGTCCTGACGAGTACGACGTCCTGCTGGACTCCACCCGCGCCATCAACGCGGACTTCAACGGAGCCAGCGGCGAGAACGGTTCCTTTGCCAGCGGCCGTGTGCTGAGAGTCAAAGGCATCCCCGTGATCGAGTCGAATCACGTCACCCAGGCGGCCTACACCAACGGCACCTACGACAAGAACACTGCCTATCAGCAGGATCTGTCGAAGTGCAAGGCCATCGTGTTCCACCGCGATGCCATCGGTGTGCTGACCCTGCGCAGCCCCAGCCTGCAAGTCACCCCTCAGGGCGGCGACTTCAACATCATGTACCAGGCCAGCCTGATGGTCGCCCGCATGGCGATCGGCATGAATGTCCTGCGTGCAGAGTGTGCCGGCGTGATTGAGCTCCCCTAGGCTCAGTCGGGCGGAATGTGATCGGGCCCCCCTGCGTCGGACCAGGGGGCTTTTTTGTGCCTGCCGATAGCATGAGGTCTGCACTCCTGCAGAGTTCAGATGGGCCTCGCCAACCAGGCCTTGACCCCGGGCCGGACAACCCTGCTGGAGGCGGTGAACATCTGCCTGCAGAACATCGGCGAGCAGCCGGTGAACAGCCTGGAGAACCAGCAGATCGTCGAGGCGACGATGGCTGAGCGCACCATCCTCGAGTTCCACAAGGAGGGCCAGACGCGGGGCTGGAGCTGGAACAGCGAGCAGTCCTACGAGTTCGTCAAGAACAACGCGACCAACCAGATCACGGTGCCGGCCAACGTGGTCTCGTTTGCCACCGATGCCTACCGCTGGGCCGGGCGGTTTCAGCTGCGCGGCCAGAAGGTCTACGACAAGGAGAAGCGCACCTATGCCCTGGGCCCTGAGATCGCATCTCTTGAGGCCGACGTGGTGTGGCTGCTGCCCTGGGACGAGTGCCCTGAGGCGTTCAACCGCTGGGTGACGATCCGCTCGGCCCGGGTGTTCAGCGACCGGGTGCTGAGCAGCGATTCGATCTTCAAGTACACGGCGCTGGACGAGCAGAACGCCCTGGTCGAGCTGCAGCGGGTTGAGCTCGAGCAAGCCCAGGCCAACAGCCTGACCGGCGGCCCGGGCCTCAGGCCGTTCGGCACCTACTCCCCAGGCATGGGCCTGCTGGGCCGGAACCGGGGGTATCTGCGTGGCTAACCTCGTCAGCTACACGATCCCCAGCCTGATCCAGGGGGTCAGCCAGCAGCCGGATGCGCAGCGCGATCCGAGCCAGGGCGAGATCCAGATCAATGGGATGAGCTCCCTGGCTGAGGGCCTGCGCAAGCGCGAGCCCAGCCAGTGCATCGCCAAGGTCAGCAACACCAGCTTTGGCGACGTCTACTTCCACCAGATCCTGCGGGACTCTGGGGAGAAATACCTAGTCGTCATTGGCAAGACCGCGATCAAGGTCTTTGACCTGGCGGGCAACGAGAAGACGGTCAGCGCCCCATCGGGTTACGGCTACCTGTCGTCGGTGGTGAGCGCCAAAAGCGACATTCGCGCCGCAACGATCGCCGACTACACCTTCATCAGCAACACCAAAGCGGTGCCGGCGATGGATGCCTCGTTGGCTCCGGCTGTGGCCCGCCCTGCCGCCCATGAAGCGCTGGTGTGGGTGAAGGCTGCCAACTACGGCCAGACCTACAAGGTCAACGTGAACGGCACCTTGGCCACCGTGACCACCGCTGTGGCGCCGGTTGTGGTCAGCGGCGGCACCACGACCGAAAACCGGATCAGCACCGAGGACATCGCCGACAGCATCAAGACGGCCCTGGCTGGGGTGTCCGGGGTAACAATCACCCGCAAGGGCAGCGTGTTGCATTTCACCAGCAGCAGCACGATCACGATCGCGGCGTCTGACGCCCGGGCCAATGCGGACATCACAGCGATCACCAACTCGGTGCAAGCGTTCACCGAGCTGCCAACGATCGCGCCGCAGGGCTACCAGGTGGAGATCATCGGCGACCCGGGCAACAAGTTCGATGGCTACTACGTCAAGTTCGTGCCCCGCAGTGGGGCCGGCACGTTCGGCGAGGGCAGCTGGCAGGAAACCGTCAGCCCTGGCGTCGAATACAAGTTTAACGCCGGCACCATGCCTCACCTGCTGGTGCGGCTGAGCAACGGCACCTTCTATTTCGGGCCGGCCAACGGCAGCACCCAGAGCGGCACGGTCATCCCGACCTGGGGCGAGCGGACGGCAGGCGATTACGACACGGCGCCGGACCCCAGCTTCGTGGGCTATCCGATCCAGGACGTCTTCATCTACAAGAACCGGCTGGGGTTCCTGGCTGACGAGAACGTCATCCTCAGCCGGACCCGGGACTTCTTTGCCTTCTTCCCGGAGACGGTCACGACGGTGCTCGACACCGATCCGATCGACCTGACGGCCAGCAACAACCGGGTGTCGGTGCTGCGCTACGCCATCCCGTACCAGGACGAGCTGATCATCTTCAGCGACCAGATCCAGTTCCGCTTCAACGCAGCGGAGACGGTGCTGACGCCTTCGAGCGCGGTGATCACCGTGCTGACGCAGTACGAGATCGACCCGAACTGCCGGCCGATCCCGGTGCAGGGAACGATCATCTTCTGCCAGGCCAATGGCCAGTGGAGCCAGTTCCGCGAGTTCAGTGTCCGCGGTGCGGGAACTGCGCTGGTTGCCGA